ATTTTTAATTATTAATTTAATATTTTCACCGCCTAAATTTATTATTTCTTTCATCAATAAATCCATTGCTAATGTAGAGTTACCAACAAAGTCATGTTGGCGAGTTTGCCCTACTAGGATACAACCCCTTGTATGTGATGGTTTATTGCCTCTATGAAATAATATATATGTTCTATTTGGTACGTCTTCAACTATCATGTGCAAATAATCTCTAGTTGCACTTTCTCTTGCAAGTCTTAATCTTACTTTGTATTCACCATCAGGAATACAAGATATACTTCTTTGATTGTCTTTATATGGCAATTCTAATGTATCACAAAACAATTCACCATTTACATATAATTTACCAATTGTAGATTTATTTGTAAACGTATCACGTATAATCAAAAGATTAACGCCCTTGTCCACGATAGGTGTTTCTATCTTGTTTACTGTGTCTACCTTTTCTTTTTTTTCTAGTAGATCTATAATTATTTGCAGCAACTTTACGAGCCATTTTTTAATTTTTGTCAAATTTTATAAATTTATAGATTGTAAAAGCTATTGCTAGTATTAAAGATACAAGGGTTAAAATCTCGTTGCATTCTGTAATACTGAAACCAATAGCACTTCCGTTAGCTATTCCTACTTGTATTGTGTCCTTTAGGTCGTTCATTTGTTTTTGTTTTAGGCATTTTATCCAGGTAAGATTTTAGCCGTGTTATATTTATTGTTTTTGGTTTATAATGGTTTTTCATTAATATGATATATCAGGTGTTAAAAAATCTCTTAATGTTAGCTTTGTACTTTTTTGCATTGGTCTTTCTAAATTCATTCCTGCATAATAGTTTGCAGTTGATGGGTTTACATCTGCACCAGAATTTGTTGAATATTCAGGATAACTAGAAGTATTGTTTCTTATGTAATCAATTAGTCTTTCTCTATAATACTCGCCTGTATTTCTTATTTCTTCACGTAAATGTTGTGCTTCTTCTGTGCTTAATGCAGTACCTGTTTCAGAAGTCTTTGAAAAAATATTTCCATTTTCAATTTTAAAACGCAAGTACGGAATAGCGTGGAAAAAACTAAAGTTTACTAAAACATCAGCAATATAATCATCTAAAAGTGTTTTGTATGCAGCATTCCCTACATCACCTATTGTACCTGCTGTTATTAAGTCTTTAATTTTTTGTGTAAGTTTACTTCCTAAAGCTGTTTCTATATAAAGCTTTTGTGCTTGTCTTATATATGGAAGAAGTAAATCGGTACTGCAATTTAAGTTTATTGCACTACTGTCTTTCAACTTGCTTTCTGATATAAATAATACGTATGCCATAATTATCTTGGTTCTAAAAATCCGTTATTTTTCATTCTCTTTGGTGGTCTTGCAACTAAATTATCATTCTTTTCAGCAGTAAAACCTTCACTTTTTGCTTTTGTATAGCTTATTAATTGTGAACTATTAATTTTTGCTTTAGCATTTGTTAATGATGTTTTATAAATTCTACGCAACCAAAAATGATGGCAATTACCACCTCCTTTGTAAAGTTCTAACTTATTGGTTTTCAATGAGTTACAACAATTATCAACTTGATCTGCTAACCATATAGAATAAGTATTTGCCCCTCTAGCCCCCCAACCTGGATTAACAGCAATATCATTTAGTCTTATAATATCTTCTTTTCGATATATCTTTTTTGCTGCCATCATTTTCTTACAAAATTCTCTTGTTTCTCCTTCTTGTGTTAAAAAATTATCTTTAGTATAAACATATCTAACTTTATAAAAGTCATTGAAAGATTTGTTTACTCCATCTTGTTCACTTCTTGCATTAGGTCTTGCTGTTCCAGTTGATGCTAATTCTATTTTTTTATTTGCTTCATCATTAAGTGTTTTCTCAAAATCAAAATCTTGATGTTCACCATCAACAACTTCTTCATCTACTAATTCCCAATCTTCTAAAGTGTCTTCACCATATTCTTGAATAAATTTTTCTAATTCTGTATATTCAGATAATTCTTTTTTAGCTTTTATTGGTACACAATTAGGAACTTCACGCCCATCTTTTATTTTTGTACCTATTGCTTCATATCCTGATTGACATGGATTAGGTGTTATAAATTCTTCTTTGCAATCACATTTATTTAAATTCATTATTTGTTCATGATTTTCACAAGGCATATAATATTCTTTACCATCTTGTGTATGTATGTGACTACCTTTGCAACCTAGTTTTTCAGCTTCTGCTTCTGCTTCTTCTTTAGTTTCATATAAAGGCATTTCAACACCATCAGTAATCATTGAACCAACTTTAGCAAAATCATATCCATCATCAACAACTTCTTCATCTGATTGTAAAGCAGGAAGCCCCAAACTCTCACGTATTTCATCTTGTGTCATGACTTCACGTATAGTAGCAGAATCAAATTGTACAGTAATAGGTTTTAACTGCTCAAATTCAACAGGTAAATCCATATTGTTTACACTAAAAATAGTTTGTAATGTATTTAGTATGCTTATCTGAAATGGTCTTACAACAGTATTTTGGAAAAAGTTTGCAGCATTTATAAGCTCATCAGTATTACTTGAGAACCCGTTAGTACTATCAATACCCATAAGTGTCTTAGAAGTCACTCTATGGGCTGTAAGGATGTTTTGAACAAGAAGTTCTTGCAATGCTAAATATTGCTTATCTGCATCACTTACGCTTATTGGTGTTATTTCTGGTGTTCTAGTTTTATCATCTGAAAAAGTTAATATAAACTTACCGCTATTTTTAGCCCCTGTAAACTTATCTGTTAAGCTACGTTCAATAGAAAATCTTTCTTCTTGTGTTGGTACTCCATTTGCAAAGCTAATAAAGTACGAACCGCTAAAACCATTCTCTATATTATTAAGATGAAATTCTGCTACCTTTTGGTCTACTAAAGCCCAATTACATCCTGCTAAATAATCAGGTGTATGGTATATATCCATGTTAGGTGAATAAGAACCTGTATATAATAGTTGGCTTCCAGAAGTTCTATCATTAGTATTAAAAGCAGTTATTGCATAAGGCTTGTTCATTCTTGTATTGCTCCAATCTGCACTAATAAAATAAGTGTCTACTTTGCCCATTGCATTTGGTCTTGCTGCTCTTACTCTTTCAACAGGTACGTGGTATATTTCAGCTATTTCTGTTCTTTCTCTATTCCAAATTATATGCAAAGCATAAGCCCCTTGTAGTTTAAAATCAAAAGCAATCTTTTTTATTACTTGATGTAATGTTTCTTTACTATTAGCGTGTCTAAAAAACTTCTTAAGCTTAACGTACATTTCAAGATTTTCATCATCACTTTCAATAACAATCCCTTCACCTGCAATCATTTCAGCAGTAGAATTTACAATAGCTGCATGAGTACTAGAGTTGTAATATAAATCAATAAGAAACTGAGGATATAAGTTTTTCCAATCATCAGTACCATATTCTATGTAGTCTTTTCCACGTACTTCTTGTACAATTGGTGCTGTTTGTGTTTCTAAATTTATACTTAAAATTTTATCATTCATATTATTCTTCTTTATACCAATCAGAATTGCTTGTTATTCGCAATATTTCTTCTTGGTTGTATTGTTGCAAACCTACTAAAAAAGCGGGTGTTTTGCCTTGAAATTTTAATATACATTTTGTTGTGTCTAGTGATAACCTTAATGTTTCTAAACTTGTTTCTTCAACAAGGCTAAAATCAATTAAGTTTGCATTTATCATTTCAAAAATTACGTATTTCATATTTTATATTTTAAGGTACTGTTGTACTAAATGTTGTTCCATTTGTTAAAGTCCCTGCATAACCTCCAACTAATGATGTTGTTGTTGTGCCTGTTCCCTCTTCATTTCTCCAATACCCAACCAATCCACTTTCACCAACTAAATTTGTAGGCACACCACTATTATAAATGTCGGTAATATTTTTAACGCTTGTAAATACAGAAACTTCATCTATTAATCCATTCCAAAAATCAGTTCCTGATAACCTATTGTATCCTAAGTCAAAATTACTAGGTGTTCCCGAAAAAGTACCAAATGTTGTTTGTGTAGTACCGAATTGCACACCATCAATATATGCTTTTAACTCATTACCATCTGTATCCCATGTTAAAGCTAGGTGATGAAAATTACCATCATTTTCAATACTAGATGAAGCTACTACTTGCGTA